AGTCCTCGGGGATGTCATTGCCCCACTTCGCACACTCCCAAACCCCTGACGGGGTTGCCGTTGAATGTGCGCATGTCCGACAATTGACCTGCTCTGTTAGCTTTGTCTTGTGGCAAAACTCATGCGCTGCACAAAACTTACATTCGTACCACGTCGGATTTGTGCTCAACGGCTCCGGCATTCTGTCTGCTATCGCAATTCGTCTGCCTCTGTCAACCAGCTTTTCGGCTGCTTGATGATCGTAGTGTAACCGCTCTGTGTATAGCCTGTCATCATCTTTACAAACCGCAACATAAAGCGCCCGATGTATCCCCAGTCCATGCATGTAGACCTGCATCTGCGCCCAGTGCACCGGCTTAGACTGCTGCACGCCTTTTGACACAAGATCATTGAAGCTTTTGAGTGAATGCGTTTTAAACTCTGCAACGTGTCGAGCTTTCGGGGCATCTGGAACACCGGATTCAATGATGCCGTCTACTGAGCCTGATACGTGAGAGCCAAAGTCAACCCGAGTCTGCCCGTCTGTCTTTTTGAATACGATCCCGATAGCCTCTAGGTCGCTGATGATTGTGGCTTCTTCCATCTGTCCTCGGCGGAACAGTCTCAGAATCCGCCCTTGGAACTTCTCAACCACCGCCCAGCGAAAGCTTAACCAGAGCCACCGATCACACGGGTGACCCAGCATCGAGGCCCCCATATGCGGTCTGGGGCGTTCTTGCGCAGCCTCGTGCGCAGCGTCTATTTCCTCAACTATTTTGTCTTTGACTATAATCTGAGCCATAATTAACCGTCTCCTCTCCTTTTGAGTTGCTAGCCCCCCTTGCAGGGGGCTTTTTTTTGCTTACTTCTTAGCCCACGGGGGAGCGGCCTTTGCGGCTGGCGCCTCGGGTGCAGCGGTAGGCATAGAGGGAATTGAGCCGCCTTGGACGGCCTTGAAGCCTTTCACTTCGTTGCGCTCACCGCCTCGGTCGTCCTCTTTAACTGCGACCTTAATCACCAGATCTTTGCCGATTAGCTGATCGGTGTTCGTGACTTTAGACAGTCCAGTTGCCCGCATAATCTCGCCAAGTTGCTGACGGCCAATCTCCTCAGCTTTTGGGTTCGGGTTTCGAATATTAATGATGCCCCAGACGGTGCGACCCTGGTGAGTGGGTCCTGTGACCGTGTACATCAGATTGATGTACTCTCCAGTACCCGCTTTTGTGGGCTTCACATCGGCTTTTGAAATAGTCACGGCATACCAACCGGCGGGCAGAGGCCCGTAATTGTTAGTTGCCTCTGGCAATTCGTTGATGTCGAATGATTGTGATAGGAAAGCCATGGTTCAGTCCTTTCGAGTTATGGCGTATGACGGCCTTCCGGCCGTGGTGGTGATGGCGTCCAGAAGTGGAGCAGTGATCGACTCATGGGCAGCCTTCCAGGCTGTCATGTTGATCTCTGGCTTCCATCTGAACAGACTGCCCAAGTGCTCGGTTAAACCGGATTCCTGGGCTAGTTCTTGCAGTTTATCAGCATTGACCTTTCGATCAAGCCTCCCAACTATCTTTATTTTGTACTGTCCTGCATCTTCGTTTTTGGTGCCTTCCAGGTCTTTCGGGATCGCAAGCGCCTGGGTGAGTTGATCCTCAATCTCTCGGCGTCTTGCTATTGCCTGGGCCTCGAAAGCTTTCGCCTCCTCCCAGTCATGCGCAAGTTTTTCTAAGTCGTTCATAGATACCTTCCAATTGTTGCAGCCGCATTGACAATCGCGGTTCGTGTAGCGGTGTACGGATCTTGGCCGCTCTCCGGCCCGTAAAACTCCGCCATGCGTTCGTCGCGATCGGGCTGGTGATAGACATTTCCGGACACGTCAACCGCATTCAGATTCCAGTTGTGTCGAACACTGAATTTCAGTGCAACCATGAGCCTAAATGCATCTCTGTCGTCACGTAGCGGATCCCATTTCGTGAACGATGTCGGGGCACCGTATCCGTATGAGCCCACTTCATGATTGAACCAAACATCTAGCCCCACGGCACGACCGGCCAGTTTTAGCGTTTCTTCAGTCATTGCAATCCCCAAGGTCTTCCCGGGCACGTATCTTCTCTGCCAGATCCTGAGCAGCAAACGCTTTTCCGCCCGTAAAGTTGTCCCGAGGGAACTGCGTCGGGTCTTCTTGCATGGCGTAGTCGTCGCACATCCTAGCTATCTGCTCTCGCTCAATGCGGGCTATTGCCTGAGCAAATTTAATAGCCACCAGACCCCAATCCTTGTCCTGATTCTGAAGCTGTGTGTACTGCCAGATTTCGAAGATGTCGTGCCGGTTCATGATTGTTTAAGTCTCAATTTTTTTAATAATTGCCCCAAGATCAGGGCCTTCCCACATCTCTAACTTTCCGCTGCGATCCTTGGCCAGCCACAGCCCGTCAGAATCGCACATCAGCGCCCGTTGTGTGTTGCCCTCTGCGTCGCGTTCCACCCGCAAAGCAAGCACCTCGTCAAAAAAGTAGGGCAGTTGTTGGCCAGTTTTGTTGCCGGGCATGCTCGGCGCATACAACACCCGACCCATTTCGTCCTGGGTCTTCTCAAGCTTTGCGCTCATGTAAACGTGACGGCCTGGGAGGTCGCGGAAGGCTCTTATGATGTCTGCCATCTGTTCCTGCATTGCGCCGTAAGCCTGCCTGGGGTCTTTGGTCGCTTTCTTCTCTGCGTTCAGTACGACCTCGGCTATTTCGCTGATTGAGTCCAGGGCCACAGATTGAAACTCTTTGGCTTCGGACGATTCTGTTATCCATTGCCATGCCTCCCGCAATGAAGCCATGTCGCTTATCTCTATGTAGGGCACGTCAGCCCCTGCAATCGAGAGCAAGCCGCCCTCGGCGCTCAGCACTATAGGGGCGGGAAGGGTCGGTATGAGCGAAGTCTTACCGGCGCCGGCTTGTCCGTAGACAAGTAGTTTGACCCCAGCGGCGGCCAGTTGGCCAGTGGATTTAAGTTTGATAGCCATTTTTTTTCCTTTAGAAAGGCGCCGGTGGCGCAGTTGGTAGAGGTTCCTCACGGAACGGTGAAGGTTTGGGTTTTGGCAGTGGGTTCCCTTTGTATGTCGGGAACGGCCAGTTCGGTGGAGGGGTTTCCATGTCATGGGGGCTGAGAGCCCCCCTCCTTTATTTTGATGTGGTCTTGACGCTGTAGACCGCCGTGGTCTTGGTGTGTGCGGCCACCACATCGGCGCCAATGCCCTGGGAGGCGCATAGGGCCTTCCAGTCCGTTACGGACCGGTTTGACTCAATCACGGTAGAGCGAAACAAAACACCCTCATGGACCCCGCCAGCCTCTTTCATAGCGGCCTTGATGGTCTCGGCCTTCTTTGTAAGAACATCAATCTCTGCCAGCAAGGCACCCAATTGGTCAGCTTGCGTCAGTTGCAGGTCATTGTTCTTCATTTTCGTTCCTTTCGTTTGTCGAGCCTTCAGACAATCTGTTCGCTCGATGTGTGTATTGTGGAGCGTGACTGTGAGCCTGTCAACACCCCAACGTGAAATTATCTAAAAAGGTACATCCTCAATTTTGCATTGCACCCAGTCCTTCGCCCATTCCATCGCGTCCTCCATGTTAAAACAGGTGCCAATCAGATTGGCGCGCGATGGGTAGTCACTGGACCAGATCAGCACGTAATCTCCAATGCGACAAGCCCACACTTTGTAAAAGTCTTGGTTGTAGATCAGTTCCATGTTTCGTTCTCCTCGTTGCCGCGCTGTCAGACTATCTGTTCGCTGCGGTATTGACAGTGTGCACGCTCTCACCCCACAATGTCAACACCCAAACAAAAAGGAGTGAGAAAAATGTTGTTGAGTCTAGAACAGATCAAGGCCGCACTGGCTGATCGGCGTATCAGTGCCGTAGCCGCAGCCACCGGCCTGCACGCAAACACGCTGCACCAGATCAAAAAGGGGAAACAAACAAACCCGTCCTTGCGAACGATCACTATCCTGTCAGACTATCTCATCCGTCAAACACAACCGATACTCTAAAAAATGGCTGATCTAACGCACATTCTTGGAGGCCCTTGGTCTCCCCCCCAGGAAGTCGTCCCGCTCCCGATAGAAGTGCAGTTCAGCCGGGCAATTGAGGAGGCGGGCCTCGACGCTCCCGAGGAATTTATCCTCGACGGCAGGATTCACCGATTCCGCTCCGGAAGCAGCAGGAAAACGCTAGATCGCTCGGGTTGGTACGTTGGCCACATGGACGGCATCCCATGTTTGACTTTCGGGTGCTGGAGGGCGAATCTCACTCAGACGGTCAAAGCTGACATCGGGAAAAAGAGGTGGACCCCGGCCGAAGAAATGGCCCACATCGCTCGCATCAATGCGGCTAAGCGGCTCAGAGATGAAGAGATAGAGCGGGATCGTTCTGTAGCTGCATCGACAGTCGAGACAATTTGGAGCAGCGGCGCCCAGGCCAGCCCTGAGCATCCATATCTGAAGCGCAAAGGCATC